ATCAACAAAATGTTCATTAAGATTTTGAAGTAAAACATAATCTCTAGATTCTTCAGGTGAATCTAATTTATTAAGAATAATGTAAATTAATTTATCTTCTTTACTTTTAATATGAGCATTAATTAACATCTTAGGATGTAAAAAATTAACACTTAACTCTGATATGCCTATTAAAGGCATTAAAAATGTTGTGGTTTTGGTGTTATTGACTATACCATTAGTGGTATATCCATTATTCTCCAACCATTCCAAGCGTTCTTGCATAAACTTCTGTGCTTTTAATTGGTGTAACAAACTCCATACCTTCGTATGAGTCTTTAATTTTTAGGCACTTATAGTTCTTATAAAATTCATCAATTCCTACTTCTTCACCAAAATAATTTATATATTCACAAATTACTCTACTTTTAAATAAATTTATTTCTTTACATTCTTCCCACAATTTTTTAATAAAAGCAGGACCTTTACCAGGAACACCTTTAATATTATCTGCAGTATCTCCTGTAATTACAGAACCCCAGAAATATTGTTCAGCATATTCTGTATCCACTAATCTTGCAACATCATTTTTTATATCATAATTTAATCCAAATAAATTATTAATATCTTTGTCAGTAGATATTACAATATAAGAAGTTAAATCTTTAATATACTTATTCTTATAGATATTAAGTATATCATCTGCTTCTAGATTATAACCATAAATACCACTATATTCTTTAACTAAGTATTCTTTTACTTCATTAAAAAATGGTGGTTTTTCATTGTTCTTTCTATTAGCTTTGTACTCTGGATATATATCATATCTAAAGTTTTTTCCCGTAGTAAAATACAAATGAAATTCATCTATTTTACTACCATTAATTAAACCTGAAAGATAACTATTAGCAGAACTAATAGCTTCTTCCATAGTTTTTTCAGGTTCACCTATTTTATTATAACATACAATGTATGGTATAAAATCTGCATCAATCAGTCCTATCATAATCAGGTTTAATTTCAGTGTATTTATCTTTGATCATTTTAGATAATTTAATAGAATTAGTATAAACTAACATATCTATTTTAATTCTAGGATTTTTAGGTGGTTTAATACTATCTAAAAACTTTGTAACCTCTTCAAGGTCTTTCGTGTCTACTTTATACATAATTTAACGCATTTATATCAGTTTTTAATTCTCTAAGAATATTTACTTGTGATAATTCCACAATATAATTATTAATCTTAGGATCTTCAGACATTAAAGTATCTATTTGAGATCTCAATGTTTGAATCTTATTATCTATTAAACTTATTATTTTTTCAGACATCTTTAAATTGTTTTAATTTGTTAATATAATTAGTATCTGATGCATATTTAACTCTAATTAAAAAGTTGTAATAATTCTCATCTTCTCTTAATCTGTTCATTTGCCAACATTTATAATGTATAACAGATTCTTTCCAAGATTTATATTTTATAATATTAGATTCAGATTTTTGAAATCCAAATAAAGCATTATACTTTATAAATCTATTAGATGTAAAATTACCAGATTCTAATTTAGCTTGAGCTAATACTATATCCGGATATTCCATTTCAACAAGTTTCATAAATTCTATCAACTTATTCTCACTAAAGCCTTCTATTTTAATAGTATCTGCATAAGGAATTGGTTTAGGTAACAATAGTTGTTCTTTAGTCTTTAAAAAGTCTAATTGCATACCAATAGTCCAACCTAAAGCTAATCCTAAAATACCAACTGTTATAATAAAAGCTATTTTATTTTTTTTTAATTTAGTTCTATAATCCATAGTATTTTTCTTTAATTAATTTAATACACTTATTTACATTAGTTAAGTTATTAGGTGCAAAATAATCTATAGTCCATCCATTCATAGTCCACCAATATTTAAATAATCTTAACTTAAGAAGATACTCATTAGTATAATCTCCCTTAGTTTCTATGATCCAACCAGTCTTAGTGTCTTTATTAAGACAACTAAAATCAGGTTTAATAGAGATTGCTCTAATTTTATTAGTAACTTCTCCAAATTGATAAACATATTTAGATTTATTTTTGTCTTTAAATCTAGCATTAATTCCTGCAGATTGAGCTTCAGTATAACTCATCATTCTTTTATAAAGCTGATGACAAGTTCCTGTAACTTCAAACTTTGGTTGTAGTTCAAATATATCATCTTCATAGTTAAAGTATGTTATATTAGCTTTTTGTAAAGCCTGATAGCATACTTTTTCTAATCCAGATCTTAATTGAACTCCATCATGTATTGTAGGTACTCCATGAGGAACTGCTTTCTTTTTAGGTTTTTTAATAACCTTAAACTTTTTAGCAAGGTTTTGTTTTCTCACATTCATCTCCCCTTTCTCTCATAATTGCCATTGTCCAAGTATCTAAGTTCTTAATATACTTAAGTCCCATACCTGGATAATCTATTTTTCTATCTACTAAAATACCTACAGGTAAAAGTGTAGTATTAGGTCTTAAAGTATTAATAATAACTTGATCACCATCAAAGTGAATGTCACTATTTAATATAATAATACCTACTTTAGTAGAGTCATTTAAACACATTTGAACTCTTTCTGATGGAATATCAAACTGACTAGCAATTGCATTGATATAATTTAAACTATCATTTGTAGTGATAATCCATAATTCATATTCAAATCCTAGATGTGAATAATCATTTTCTTTAATACCTTTAATTAATTGTCTAAAATCTTCATGATTCCATGACTCCGTGGGCTCGAAACTTATTTTTATTTTTTCCATAATTATTCTTTTATTTCATAACCATCTTCTAATCTTACTTCAGTTTTTTCTTCTAAAGTATATTCATCTCTTGCTACTAAATACCCTAGTGCATTAATAAACCATAATCCATTAAGAATAAACATATCTTCTCCATCATTATTATCTAATAGTGTCCATATTTTATTCTTAGGAATATTTTTTAAGTGATCAGTATCTTGAAATAAGTGTCCATCACATGCAGCATCTTTTACAAATGTATTCTTTATTGGAGAATACTTTTCAACAAATTGTTGCCAATTTAAATTTATCATTTTAGTTTCTTTTTAATTAAGTTAAAAGCTTTCTTATAGCCATATTTTTTAATGTAATCACTTATATCTTTTTCATCAGGTATAAAGAAAAACTCTACATCATATTCTAATAAGAAATCACCAGTAGAGGTATATCCTTGATCATCATTATCAAGCACTAAGATAACTCTTTTAAATCTTTTAACCAATTCATTATAAGATTTTTTACTTAATTTATTAGTTTCTGCTTGTAAACCTACTGCTGAATATCCAAATTCATAGAAAGTCATAACATCTTTAAGTGACTTAGTTATAAACAATATATCACCAGTTTCAGGTAATTGATCATAACCCTGTAAACAATCTGCACCTACATTACTTAACCATTTACCTTCTTTAGTAATAGAATAAGGACTATAGATTTTAAGATACTCAGAATTATTTTTAAAGAACTTATAAGAATATAAAGGATTATCATTCTTATGATTAAATACATAATGCTTATCTCCTTTAACTAAATATACATTCTTACAAGCTTTGACATTAAAGAATTGTAGAGTTGTTAGTGAAATATGATATTGATTCCAATAGTGATAATCTAACATGTTAAATGGTCTTACAACTACTTGAATATTAGATTTAACTTTAACTAACTTAGGAGCATCATTACTTAACAATAATTGAGGGGTAACTTTAAAGTTACTATCTTTTAACCCAAAGTCATTAGCAATGATATTACAAGTTTCATGATAGTTAGATCCATATTTTCTACTTACATAATCAAATGCTAGAAAATAATCTCCATTACCAAAATCTTTATAATAAGGTATTCCTGATGCACTGATTACTATTCTACAACTTGCATTTCTATCATTATAAAATTCTGATTTAAAACTAGATTCTAATGAATTATAATTACTACAATATCTTTCTAATATCTGTAACTCTGTAACATACTTAAGTATTTCTTCTTTTGTTATTTGTAAACTTGCACTATCAAAATTGAACATAATTTAATTTTTAAAAAGTAATAATAGGCTGTAACAGATGCATTTATCTAGACATATGCTCCATAAGTTTCCAAATAGTTTCTAGCCACCTATTATTACTTAATTATTTATTGTCACAAATATACAAAAATATGTGACAAATTAGAATGTAACTGAATCTGCTGCTGGACTTGAGAATCCTGCTTGAGGTGCATTATCAGTTGCTGGTTCAATAGCTAATTTCTTAACATTTTTATCAGCATTAAAGAATAATTTACTATCTGCTTCAGCAATTGCTTTAGACTCACAGAATACACCATTACCAAAAGAAGAAGCTACATACTTAGTTCCCTTTTGAGAGATCTTTTCTTCACCATTAACTTTTAATCTGAACTCTTTACCAATAACTAACATAGCTAATTTTTGAGCTAATTCTTCAGCAGATTTAGCATTAGGCATTTTAGTTTTAGCTGTAGCTTCATCTAAATTATTAGATGCTGCAACTAATGCTAAGATTGCATTCTTAGAAATATCCCAAGCTGATTTTTGTTTACCAGGATTAACTACTGTACTTAAATAATACTGTTGCTTTAATTCAGCACCATGACTATCTTCTACTGTAAACTCTAAATAAGGAGTTTGTTTTTGTGTACTAAGACCATTAGTAATACTTGTTACTTTAGTAATACAAATACCTGGTTTAATAGTTTCTTTGTAATTACCTTTAGATACTTCTGCGTTTTCAAAATTGAACATAATTTTATATTTTAATTGTTTAATAATTTAATTTAAGAGAAGTTATTCTCCTAATTGATATTTTGCTATTTTATCCAAGATTAACTTATAATCATTTGGTTCAAACTTATCTAAACATCCTTCTGGAGATTTAGCAAGTCTTAAGCCATCATAATTAGTTAAAAATGAATATTCCATTTTTCCATTTACTTCTTTCACATCAGCATGTAGAACATAAGTAAAATAAGAAGGAATCTTAATCTGGTTATCCAATAACTTACCTACAGTTTGTAAAGTAATTTCTGTATCACCATTTATATTGGTACTTCTTTCAGTATGTCCTATCACTATCACATTTAAATCATCACGCAACTTTTCTTCCATTTTAATTAAGCCTTGGAATACGTCAACAGCTAAATCTGACCACTTTTGAAAACCATTAATTTTGGCATCAGCCATAACTCTGTTAGTTAAAAAGTGAGTAAAATCCTCAACAACAATTGTCTTGAATTTTGTACCATCATTAGCTTTTGTTAGTATAACTTTAAGCTCTGGAAACGTAGAACAATTTACTACATTGCCTTTTTCTGTACTGTATTTCACAGCACCACCCTTAAAAGGTAATTCTTTTCTATTAGGTTTAACCAATAGAGTTGTATTCTCATCTAGATTTAATATGGCTCTAGATTTGCCACTACCAGGATTTCCGATAGCTAAGATAATTCTTCCCATTTTACTTGTTTAAGTACATTGTGTAATCTTCTGTTGTCATTTCTCTAGGTAATTCTTCAAAGTAACCAGCTTCAGGCTTAGTATATAATCCGATGGATATATTATCTGCACCAAGTCTATTTTTAATGGCTTTAAGAAGTCTGTACTTTCCACGTAAATTACCAGGAAAACCTTCAACATTAATATTGTAAGTTAAGCTTGTTTCTAGTTGCATTTTATAAGGGTTTAATAAACCTAATACTACATCTGCATCTATATACAAGTTACCTGAATCACGAAAGTCATTTTGTTCTGGTGAAAGATCTACACCTCTAAATTTAACTCGTTCAATATTACTAAGAGATTGATTAAATTGTTGTACTATAAAAAATGTCATATTAAACATATTTCTACAACCAACAATATATTCAGACATCTTATCCATATTTTGTTTTAGAGTAAATCCTCTTTCAAATTTTAACAAACTAGCATGATCTAAAACTACAATATTGTATTCTTCTTTGTTATTAGCAGTCCAACTAATAATTCTTTCTCTAGTTTCATTATTTTCATCAATATAAGGCTCTTTAACAAAAGTACCTTTGGTTGACATTATTGTCCACCATTCATGGTACAATCCTGTAGGATTTGTAGGAACCCAGTGCCATTTTATTTGTGAAAATATTTCTTCTAATTCAGGTAATTCAGAATCTACAATTTCTTGCTCTTCTAAATTCATTCTTAGTTTTCCCATTCCTTTTATTAATTGAGGAGAAATAACTTTTTTATATTTATTATATATAATAATAGATAACCAATTAGCTTTTTTAGAAATTTCATCAATTTCCCAAGAATAATAAGTTACATTTAAAGGTATTCCTTTTGCTCTAGCATCTCGAATACCATTTAATATTATAAAATCACAAAGAGTTGTTTTAGAACTTCCTGACAGTCCACCTATTAAAGTATAACAACTTCTTTGCGTATTATAAATATAATCGTTAATTCTATTAAATCCATTAGCTAATCCTTCATATTCACCAGCAAGACCTTGGGCTATTCTTTTTTTAAATTGCGTCATAGTTTTTTGTATCTTTAGTTAATACTTCAATATTGCTAACTTCATTAATATACTGTTCCCAAGTTCTTTGAGAAAGAAATGTAGCTAATAACTGCATAAATTCCTGTTTATTGTCTTTTAGATGCTCTCTGTAGTACTTTTGGACACATAATAATATTTTCTTATGTAATTCTATATCTATACTATTGTTAACCAGACAAGATTTATATAGTTTCTTACATCTTACTAAATCATTATGTAATCTTCTTGTACCTCCAGTAATTCTCTTAACACTGTTAGGATAAGTAGACAGTAATTCTCTAAAACATACATCAAAAGATGCATTATCTTGCACATTAAATATGTTTTTTGTGATTTCTGTCACACTTATACTATCAAAAGTGCAATTTAATGCATCTTTAAGCACAATAAAACCAGAATCTCTTAAATTGTAAAATACTTGTGAGTTAATTGTTCCACAATTGTAAACATATTTCACAAGTATTTCTTCTTCTTTGTTGACTAAACAATATAAAATAAACCATTCTTCTATCTTTAGTTTATTAGTATATAATTTGTTTAAGTCTACACTAATTTGTTCAATCATAAGTATGTTATTTTATTTTGGTTAAATCCTTCTAATGCAGATTTAACCCATTGTTCATCAATCGTGTCCTTGTAACATAATATATGTATTGTACTACAATCATCAGGATTTAATCTAAGAAACCTAAATATCTTTTGACTAGCTTTTCTCTCATTGCCGTAAGAGTGTA